AAGGTTCAACTAAAGCATTTCCATATATAGACCTAACCATATTTATTAATTTATTTCTTTGTTTATTATTCATCACCACCTATAATTTGATTTACTGTAGCAATAATATCTGTAATATTTATAACCCCATCACCATTTACATCACCATATAATAATTCTTCATCAGTAGGAGGCTCATCACCAGTTATTAAACTAACCATTGCAACAATATCTGCAACATTAACAACTCCATCTTCCCAATTACTAATTCCTGTATCTCCACTCACTATATCATCTATTTCGCTTCCACTTGCTAAATCATTAATAACTTGAAGGTCTGCATAGTCTATATAACCATCTTGATTTTCATCAGACACTCTTTTTTGTTCATTTGTAAAATACATTTCTCCACCAAGAAGGTAATTTGATAATAATTCTCCATCCAAATCATGGTATCCTATTTCCTCATTTATGCCCTGACATCTACTAACACTACCTAAATCAGGTTGAAATGTTTTTTGTAAATAATGTAATTGAGTTAGCTTAACAGTAATACTTTTTTGTTTTTTATCTATAAAATCTATTATAAAATAAGGATATATAAGTTGTGCATTTCTTGTAACTGGGTTTGTATAATCCTCTCCATAAGCTAACATATTTTCTATAAGAGAATCAAATTTAACAATATCGCCTACTTCTAAGTATAAGTATTTTAAAGGTAATGTTAATTTAAATATATTATGTTGATTACAATTATACATATATATAAAATTTCTTAAAGTTTCAGCATCACCTTGATTCCTTATAAACTCAGCCTCAAAATCAAAAACATTAGCTCCTCTGTCAACTGCAATATAATCATAACTATAGCCTAAAGCTCCTGTATCAGTCCTAAAGGTGGAATCGCCATTTCCATAACAGTCATAGCCATCAATATATCCTGTATCTTTTAGATAATCTCCAGTTTCATAATCTTTATGATATTTAACATTAACTAAAGTATAAATTTTCTCTAAAGGTGTTCTTGTAAATTTAGATTTTATTATTTCGTCTGCAATTATAATAGATTGAACATCAGCAGGTTCATAAGATGTTTTTATTGCAGTAAATGAAAACTTAGATGTTGATTTAAACATAGGAAATATATTTGTATTGGTGCATAAATTATTAATTAATTCTTTTGCTTTTATTTTTTCATTAAGACTAAAGGCTAATGACATATTAGAAGCTCCAACAGTTTGGTCTATTGATGTTTCTATAGGATCTTCTATTCCTACTTCTTTTTCTAAAATATGATATATAACACTAAATGGCGAAGATATAGTAGATGTTTGATTATCATATTCCTCTTGACCACTAAGTTCACCTATTGGTATAATAGGAATCCCTGTATATTTAAATACAGTTCCATTGTCAGTATCTACTGTATCATCCATAGTATTAACTCTACCATTTACATTTGCATATACATTTGAATCTAAAGCAGCACCAAAAATTATATATTGAATCATAGAAACATTATATATTTCTGTGCTGAGTTTTGCAACACTTGAGTCAGTTCCTTCTGTATCAACCCTATACATCATTGTTAAGGAATTATAGTTATTAGGTTTCCAAAATTCAGGAATTATATAATCTGTTAATATGCCAGAAAATTTATTAGTATGCCCCTCCTGCATATCATCAGGATGTTGATAAGAGTCAAATTCAATCATTGATTGAGGGTTATTATAACATTCAGATAATGCAACATCTATTAAAGGAACATTATCACTATCAAATGAACTGTCAAATGTACCCCAATTAAAGTCTTCTTCTTCATCTATATCAATAGCTCCACACCCTAGAACAAAGTGTTTATCTGAATCATCTGTAGTATCTTCATTAAATCTATTTTTAATTTTCCCTTCAAAAAAGGTATCACATTTTACATCATCAGACACATCTAAATCTTGAAAAGTAAAAACACATCCAAGTCTAATAGAAGTTCCATCATTTGGGTCTTCTTCGCTATAAAGTGTTACAGTTTCCATGCTCAGAGGCAAGACTGACCCAAGATTGATAAAATTATGTCCTTTTAATCCCATATACTCAGTATTATATTTTGGTTTTGAATTATGTTGTAGTGGCATTAAAGTATTTCTATGTACTCTTACATTTGCAGGTTCATCTAAATTAGCTTCATCAGGGGTACTAAGAGAGTTCCAAGTTCCAATATCTGCAGCTACATCTTCTTTTATCCATAAAGCCCATCCTGTATTATCATCATCATGGTTTGATGAATCTTGGAGAGAATTAGTCCATTGCCAACTAGCTAAATCTGTTACTTCATATTCTGAAACTTTACTACTTCCTGTATTAGGAGAACCATAATAGCCTCCAAAATAATATGAGTCAAAATCTGGTTTTTGGCTGTCCTCTGTATAGAGATAATGGTCTGGGGCATCCGAAGGCAGAACATTATTCCATAGCGACAGATATTCTATATACATAGCTTTAGGATAACTAGGTATTACAGTTCCTGCTCCATCTCTTGCAATAGGGCTGTATTGTGGAAAATCATCTGCATTAAATAAATAATCATATTCATCACCTATATCAAAAATATTCCAATAAAAATATCCCCCCTCATCACTCCCATCTGCTTTAGAGGTTACATCTGTTTGAGTAAATGATTCATTCTTTAAACTAGCACAAGCATATCTTTTTCCAAATACATCCCTTAGTTGGATACCTTCATATTCTTGGGCTATTTCAAATTGATAGTATAATCCTTGAGGATAATTAACTTTTTCATTAGGCTGTCTATTCCATTCGCCTTCTAAAGTTTCACATATATATTTAAAATTATTAGCCGAAGTACTAGTTCTAGTACCAAAAAAATATGTTGAGTTCCAATCTGCATTTAATTGTTGTTCAATATACCCTGTTCCTAAACTAGATGTTACAGCCCAATCTTCAAGAAAAGCAGGACAAATATTTGCATAAGTATTCACTCTAGGTCTATTAGCTGCAGATTGTAAATTAGATTGAGTAGCATTTAACATACTATAATATAAACCTTCAGGAACTTGAGATATATCAGTATAATCAGTAGGATTGTTATCTGAAGATATTAATTGCTCCCATATTTTCTTACCCATCATCATTCCTATATACACAAGTTTAGGCATCCTAATATAGGTTACTGTAGGCTCTGCATAATTGTTATTATGTATATTAGCAAATCTATGAAACCAATTCATTATTATATATTGATAGCTTGCTCCATTACCTGCTGAAGTTCCATCAGCAACAGTATTAAGAAAATGGTCGTAATAAGATGACCCTACAGCTCCTGAACCATAAGGCTTAAAATTATTCACCAAAGTAAAAGTTTCAGTTATTTGTGTATCAGGGTCTGGAATTTCTGCAAATGTTTCTTTATAATTTTGTGATAAATTAGAAGCAAATATAAGCTCAGGCGACAGTAATGTAGCATCTGCATTATCAAATGACAATTCAGGTGATTTAACATCTGTATTTAAAAAGTGGACTCCATATCCAAGAGTATCTACCCAAGAATCACTTTCTAAATTCCCTAATGAAGGGTCTTGTAATATTTTCATTGAATTAGGGTATCTTCTTGTTACAGCTTGAAACTCATTCATTGCAGGAGGATTTAAACCTACATTTCTGTTAAACATTTTACGAATTTGTATGGAATTGTCGTGAATTGTATATTGTTCATATTCTTCATAGAAAAAATTTCCTTCGCCTTGCTCATAAGCAGCTTCTGGAAGATATGTTTGAAGAACTAAAAAATAATTATCTTTATAAATATATAATGGGCATAATTCTGATGTGAAAGTGGAAGAAATATCAGATCCAAAGAATCCCCCCATTTTAATTCCTCTTTCAGCATTTAAAACATCATCACAAATAATATCAATATCTGTTTCATCATTCTGTGCTTGAATGTCTATAAAAGGTATAGCAGGAGCTTTTTCTACAGAACCATAAACCATTGGGATTGGTTGGTTCTTATGTTCTTTATTATAAAGATTACCACCAAAGCCTGTATTTGCAATAGGAAGTTCTTTAGATAGTTTGCCTTCAGTTAAATCTTCTAACTCAACTCTTACTAATTTAGAGTCGTGGTCAAACCTTCTTATATCTCCTTTAAAAATTAAAACACAATCCTCTAATGTTTTACAAGATTGTGTCTTATAATAAACTTCCACAGTTTTATTTAACAAAGCTCTATCTGCAACAAAATCACTTATTCTTTTATCTTGAACATAGTAATTACTTAAAGTAAAAGATAGATTGTTAATTTTATATTTTCTATTTACTAAATCTAAGGACTCTTTTATACTACTTATTTTTAAATCAAAATCTTCCCAAAATATATCACCACTAAAAACACCTTTATTTGTAGATATATACATTGGCTCATTTATAAAATTACCTGTTTCATCTCTAGCAGAATCTATTACTATTAATGGAACTAAATAAGTTTCTCTAAAACTTAAATCTAATGTAATGGCATCTGATAAAACGAGCATTAACTTACTCCTATATCAGCACCTCTGCGAATAGCCTCTTTTATCTTAGGGATAGCTTCTGACTCAAGGAACTCATCAGACATAACATTTCCTGTAAATGAAACATTTATAGCTGCACCACCACCCCCTTGATTAATCCTATTCATTGTTTCAACCCCTACAGCATCTACTGCAGCTCTACTCATAATATATTCACCTCTTTCTGCATTAACCATAGTTCCACCTTGAACATGAAGTTTGCCTCCAATCATACCACCTTTAGCCATTGTTGGAGCACTTTGTGAATTAATTGCCTCTAGTTGCATAAGTGATAATGCAGCAACAAATGCTGTTAAAACTCCCTTAGTTACAGGGTCAACTCCCATTGTAGGACTAGCCCATATTTGCATTATAGCTGCTGCTGTATTCATTACAACACCTGCTCTTTGCATTTTTTGTTGAGATTCAAACTCTTTCTTCATTGCAGCATTTCCTACTCTTAGTTTTTCTGCTTCAAATGCTTTTTTCTGTTTTGTGCTCATCTTATTATATCTTTCTGTTTTCTTAAATGCTTCTATATCTGCTTGTGCATCTGCTTTAATTGATGCCATTTTTGCTTGAGATGCTGCTACTTGAGCTTGAATCATAGCAACTCCAATTTCTACAGCCATTTGTTGAAAAGCCTCTGATGTGTTTTGTGCTACAAGCTCTCCATTTACCTCTATAACTTCAAGAGTGTTGTGAAAATTATCAATCATTCCAGACATATCAAAAGAAGTTCCCCCTAAAGCATCTCCAATAGAAGTCATCATACTTGATATTCTACTTGTTTCAAATGTAGTTTCTTGTGTAGCAGTAAGTGTTTTTAAAGCAGCTACATTGCTGTTTATAATTTCTATATAACTTTTTATATTAGCTTTTATATCAGTTATTGACTGATCTGCTTTATTGTGCTCCTCAGTATAAAATTCTACCTCAGACTTTAAAATACCATACCCAAATGAAAGTTCCCAAATACTATCTGTTAAATCTTCTTTTTGTTGTGCTGTTAATTTATCATTTGCTAAAGATAGTTTCTTTGTATCCAAAGCTGATTTTATGGTATTCATTTCTATTTCTTTTGCTACTACCTCACCTTCAGATAATTTTATAGCTCGCTTTCTTTGCCTAAATGTTTCTAAATCTATTTTTGCAATTTTTTCCTTTATGGCTGCATCATCTCTATACTTTTGCATCCTTTCGCCTATTGATCTAATAAGTGCAGTTGACAACTCTAATTCTTTCTTATTGGCTTCCTGTGTTCGTTCTATTGACTTTTTTCTAGACTCTATGGCTTCAGCTAAATTTATTTCAGCTTGAGTTACATCTGACATTCCACCTTCTCTTTTACTAGCGAGATTTATTAATATCCTTTCTGATTCACTTGTTGCATATAAAAGGTCTAATCTAGTTTGTAATGAATTTATTGAATCTTGTTGAGCTTCTGTAAAATTAGTAAGAATTTTAGATGTTATATCTATTCCATCACCTAAATCATCAATAGCAGCTTTACTATCTTTTAACTCCTCAGTTAAATCATTAGCAGGTTTCCTTCCCATTAAAAATTTATCTGCTAAATATCCAAGTCCAACAGCTAATGCCCCTACTCCAGTTCTAATCATAGCCGATTTAAAGAATTTCAATGCTTTTGCTGCTGTTAATGCATTAATACTAACTGCAAGATAACCTCCTCCAACAAATCCTAATGCTAAAGCATAAGCCTTTAAAGACTGAGTATCCATCATTAAATTCATAAAGGCTTTTAAGATAGGCTGTATATCTTTTCCTAAAGTTTCTGCAACTTCTTTCCAATGCTCATTGAATCTTTTTACAGTATTAGCATATTCGTCTTGAGTCCTATCTAAATCTCCCATAGCATCTGCACTACCTTTCATAATAAGGCTAAGTCTTGCTTGTACTTTTGCTGCATTTGTAAGCTCTCCTGACCCTTTACTTATACCAAGAACCATAGCTTCTTGTTTTAAAGCAGCTTCAGTTATAACTATTCCATATTTTCTAACAGTTTCATGGTTTCCTACAATAGCACTTTGAAAATCTCTTATAACATCAGCATCTGCCTTATCATTAAAACTAGCTACATCTAATGCAAGTTGTGTTAATGAAGTTGATAATTTTGTTGCAGCATCTCTACTAAACCCAAGAGGAACAAATGTGTCCTGAAGTGTTGAAGCCATTGCTATAAGTGTAGAATCTGCTCTACCAATAGACTCTCCTAAAGCAGAAGCCCACCTAGTAACAACACTAATATTATGTCCAAATACCACACTAGCTTTATTGATTTGTTCATCTGCCCTTGAAGCAGCATTTGCTATATCTATTAATGGTTTTACAACTAATGCAGCTCCAAATGATGCAAGTAACATTTGTGAACGAAGAACAGAAAAAGCTCCTGATGTATTTCTAGCAGAATGACCCAGTCCAAGCAACCCTGCTTGTGCTTTCTTTTGTTCTTTTGTGAGAGTTGAAGTTGATCTTCTTAATCTTTTTTGGGAATTTTCAAGTTTTTTATTTGTAGAATTTAATTTATTAACAACTTTTTCATATTCTTTTTGACCTTTAGTCAGTCGTACATTAGCTGCATAAATAGTATCAATAGTTTTCTTTAATGCAGCACCACCAGTTGCTTTAAATTGAATGGTTAAGGTTTCAGCCATTTTTTCCTTTGTTTTTTTGCCTTGCTTCGCTTATTTGTGATTTCTCTAACTTAGCAAAGGTCTTTTTAATTATAAAATATTTATCTATCCACATTGCAGGTTGTTCTCCAAAGTCGCCTTTATGTGGACTTACTCCTAAATCTGTGCAATAAACATACTTCTGTATATCTTTCTGTATGTATTTGTCAAAAAAAATATTCCTACATGTAAAAAAAGGCAACTGAGCATTGATAGATTTACCAACATCAAACTCTTTGCCTTTTTTATTATTTTCCTCTACCTCTAATATTAGTAGGTCTATAACTTCCCAAACATCTTCTTTACAAGTAAATTCTTTTATAGAATACTTGCCATCTACTTTTATGGGTAATTTTGCTTTATAAGGGAAACAATGAAATTGACAGCCTCCACAGGTGTTTCCAAGAATGTTAAATTCTATTTGGAGGCTTTGCCTTCCCCCATTGTCAACTGTTCTTGAATTTTTAAGAAAGCATCTGTTCTGTCAGCTATAGACCATTTAACCAGTTCTTTATCTGAAACATCCCCATCAACACAAGTTCTTAGCCATTTAGTGATAGTTTTATTCATCATCTTAATACCTTTCATATCACCATTTTCAGCCCATTGATATTCTATGCAATCCATTAATTCATCTCTTTCATCTAAGGAAACATCTTCCTTTATTTTGAAAGTTTTACCTGACTTCAGTTTGATTTCCATACATCCTCTTATTTATTAATCTTTTTTAGAGCTTGATTTAGATTTTTTAGATTCTACTAAGCTACCATCAGAATTGACTTCAACAAAACCATTTTCTAGCCAATCTTCTATAAGTTTAGTATCTTTTGATTTTCTAAATTTAACATTGCCTTCTTTTTTAAAGTATCTCATTTACTCTCCAATTAATTATTATCGCCACCTAGAAAGTGTGCTGCATTTCCAGATGCAGGGGCTAACACTTTAGCTTCAAAGTTTACCATAGCTACATCATCACTTGATACCTCGCAACTTGTCAGTTTAGATTTTCCAAACCACATTCCCATTTTTACTGTTGAGGTAGCAGTAAAGAAAACACCAGTAGGTGTTTCACTAGTTCCTGCAACACCAACATCAGCAAGATAAAATGTGAGATATGAAACATTGGCAGGATCTCTAAAGGCTTCAACCATATTATCAGTTTCATCATCATATTTAATACTTCCACCCCATGTAATAGTAAGCTCAGGTAATGCTTTTCCCCAAACTTCTGGTTCTCCATTTGCACCTGATGCTCCTAAAAATTGTGTAGGACAATCAATAGTCATATTAAATGATTTAAATAATGGTGTAATATCGTCTTGGTCTGTAGAACCATCATAATCTTTAATATCAATAATCTTATCATCAAGTAAACTTAAATAAAGATTATTACTACCAATAGCTGTTGCTGCTGCTATCAATCCTGCATTTTCTCCTTTAGCAGGTGCTGACTGAGTTTGAAATGTTGCTGAGTAATTAAATCTTCCTGCTGCTGTATCCATGTCAGCATCTATGGAAAAACTCGTACAAGTGCAACTTTTTAATGAATACGAATCTGCTGCTGTTGGTGCTGCAAAGTAAACAGATAACAAATAAGCCCAATCTGTTGCACCACTTGGGTCTGTGCCAACTTTAAATCCTAATCCACCATAATTATAAGCGAGTGTTAAAACACTATCACTACTTCCTCCACCATCAAATTCATCTCCTGTAACACTTTCCATTAAGATTACCCACATTTCTTGTGTTAATCTTCCTGATAATGTAAATTCTGTAGATACTCTTTTTGAAGATGAAAAGACTTGGTCAAACTCGGCTATCCTTCCTGACCCTGTTCTCATCTCAAATTCCTGTGTAGGAGAAAAAGGAGGAAGTGTTATCCCTTCTACATCTACCCTATAAAAATTTGCATCTGTAGTGTTGAAAGTTCCTGTTGTTGTTTCTGCTGCTAAATAAACAGCAAACTGTTTTCCTGAATATGTTGTTGCATTGAGTGCCATTTTATTACCCCTCTATATTGTTAAAAAGTTATTGTGTGTAAGCATTTATAGTCAAAATTAACAATATAAATACCCAATTCTTCATCAGCATTTAGTTGTGTAGATTCAAGCCTGCAATCTGATGCCTTTGTTGAATCTGATAATGTTACAATCATATTATCGTGAACTAATGCTTCTATTCTTGAAACCTGCCTTAGAATATGATCTAAAGCCTTTTCATTTATATTAATTTCATTAAATAAAAATTTTATACTTACAGAAAACTCTCTTGTTTCAGAGTTAGTCATATAGTCTAAAAGAGTGCTACCTACTGGGATAAGCTGTAAGGCTTGATTAACACCATTAGGAACAGAGTTCCCTTTATATATAGGCAAAGAGCCTTTGAACTCTGACTCAAGTAAGGATTCTAACTTGTCTAAAATATTCTTAAAATTATTTGTAAAAGTTACTGCCATTTATTTAATTTTCCAAATTTGGTTAAATGTTATCTTCTTGTCATCTTTACAGAATTAATAGAAGAATTATCTATTTCTTCTTGCCATCCTGATACTTCTATTTCCCACTCATTATCTGCTGTAGCTACAGAAGTTTTAGTGCTTCCTCCAAATCTTATTTGTAAATTACCTGCAAGAGATTGATAATCTCCTGTTATTTTTTTAGCAGTTATAACTTGATTTCCTTCATTTATTCCCAATTTATCTCCATTCTTAGTCCAAACTGAATATGTAGCTGTTCCAAATTCTCCTCCTAATATTACCTTTACCTTAACAATATCAAATGTACCTGTCCATCTCCCTCTTGTATCTGTAGGTCTTATGCTTCCTGATGTATAGGAAACATCTCTTATAATTCCTTTAGAAGAATCTCCAGTTGTTTGCCAAGACAAGGCTGCTGCTCCTTTATTTAAAGCCTCTATATTCCCTTGTGCATCTTCCATTAAAGCTATTGCAATCTCAGATGTTGGGTCATGTGCTCTTATAAGGAATGTAGCTGCTATGAGTGCAGTTGTTCTTACAATTATATAATCATAGTTTCCTTCTTTATCTTTTAATTGTTCTCTTGGTAGGTTAGGGTCTAACTTAGCATCTAAGTATCTACTAGCATTAGCAGTCATTCTTGTAATTAAAGTTTCAAAATCTTCACCTGTTTCTATTTGATGGTCATTGAGAGTTAAACTATTATGAATAAGTAAAATTAAATCTAAATCAGTATCAGGTACAAAAGCTAAAGCATCTTCGCCTAAAGATGAAGCATCCCCAACATTTGTACTTGCATCAATAATTATGTATACACTAGCCCCATTAGAATGTATTACTGATGATGTATCAAAAAGTCCTCTAGTAGCTCCAGGTGCTGTAAAAGTCAATGTGTTACTGCTAACCCCAGTTAAAGCAATATATTCATTATTTATCTTTATAATATCTCCAGTTCCGAAGTCCGACCCATCAGCTACATCTACAGCATTTGCAGAAGCAGATAGTTCTTCTGCTAAGGTTGA